GCCAAAACAGCTCTAGCTCTGAGCCTGGGACGACCTACGCATATCAAATCTGGGTTGACACCAACACCAACAAGATCAAGCTGCGGAACAGCGCCAATAATGCATGGCTTGAGGTTGGAACTACGACGGGTGGCTCCCTGTCAGTCGTTGACGCAGTAATCAATGGCCTCACGGTTGGTCGTGGAGCGGGTGACCAAGCAACTAATACGGTCGTCGGTAACAACGCACTGGATGCAAACACTTCAGGCACAAACAATACGGCGATCGGTGATGAAGCCTTAACTGCTAATACCGAGGGGGCAAGAAATACTGCTATTGGTCAAAATACTCTTGCCGCTGTAACAACAGCGACCAATAACGTTGCTGTGGGTCAGGATGTCCTGCAGTTAAACACTGCCAGCTCTAACACAGCTGTAGGTGCAAAAGCGATGGACGCAAACACCTCAGGCGCTTCAAACGTTGCCGTTGGGGAACATGCGTTAGGGGCAAATACTACTGCTAGTAACAACGTTGCGGTAGGCAATGGTGCTTTGTTAAGCAATACAACAGGCACACAAAATGTTGCTATCGGAGCAAATGCTCTCGATGCAGTTACCACAAATAGCAACAACGTTGCGGTTGGCCATGATTCATTAACCGATAATACCGGTACAGCAAATACGGCTGTAGGCACTAACAGCCTGGCGAACAATACATCAGCTGGCGCCAATACTGCTGTTGGATTTAAAGCGCTAGAAGCAAACACTACCGGCACGCAAAACACTGCAATCGGTAATAGAGCGCTTGATGCAAACAGCACTGCTAACAATAACGTTGCGGTTGGCCACGATTCATTAACCGATAACAGCACAGGTACGCAAAATGTAGCTGTAGGTACCAACAGCATGTTAAACAATACGACGGCTGACAATAACACTGCCGTTGGATTTAAGAGCCTTGAGGCAAACACCACAGGTAGCGACAACGTTGCTGTTGGCACGTTTGCCCTTGATGCAAACACCACGGCAAGCTTCAACACTGCGGTCGGTTATGCAGCACTAAGTGCAAATACAACTGGCACGCAAAACATTGCTATTGGAAAAAACGCATTAAGTCAAAACACAACAGCAAATAACAACACTGCCGTTGGTCATGCGGCACTTGCTGCAAACACCACTGGCACGGAAAACGCAGCTGTCGGCTACCTTGCCCTTGATGATAATACAACAGCTAGTTTCAACACGGCGTTTGGCAGTCAGGCCCTAAGTAACGCTACAACTGGCGCCGCAAATACAGCGGTTGGTCGTGCTTCTCTGGTAAATAACACCACTGGCTTTAACAACGTAGCTGTAGGGCAAAACTCAATGTTTACCAATACAACAGGCTATCAAAATGTCGCGATCGGAAAAGACACACTGTATTCCAATACAACAGCTAGTAACAGCGTAGCTGTTGGCTATAACGCCCTGGCCGCAAATACCACTGGCACGAACAACGTTGCTGTGGGATATGCCGCTCTCGATGCAAACACTACTGCCAGCCAAAACACTGCCGTTGGCCATCAGGCATTAACTACAGCCACCACTGGCATCTATAACGACGCTTTTGGGTATCAAGCACTTGTAGACATAACCACTGGCTCACTTAATGCTGGGTTTGGCTCTGAGGCTCTTCGAGGTGTAACGACTGGCGCTAATAATGTCGCTTTGGGGCAAGGTGCGGGAACATCTATTACAACAGGCAGCGGCAATATTTGCCTTGGGTTTAGGCGATCAGACAACACATATGACCCTGTCTTTAACCCGTCTACACACAGCAATCGTGTTGTCATGGGGCATAACTATATTTCAAACGCTTACGTCAAAGTTGCTTGGACTGTTACTTCAGACGCTCGCGACAAAATGAATTTTGCTCCAGTGCCGCATGGCCTGGACTTTGTAAACCAACTTCAACCTACTGCTTATCAGTTCAGACGTGATCGTGACACTGAAATAGCTGATGGCCCTGTTCACTATGGCTTCAAAGCACAAGACATTCTTGCTTTAGAAGGTGACAACCCAGTGCTTATTGACACTGAAGACGAAAATCATCTGAAGTACAGGGGTGAGCATCTTGTACCAATCCTTGTGAAGGCGATGCAAGAACTGTCGGCAGAAAATGCGGCACTCAAAGCTAGACTTGATGCTGCAGGCATCTGACCTCTACTTTTCACAGAACAATGCCCGAAGAAGAAACTCTGACTGCTGAACAGATCCAGAAGCATTACGATGCCGCTCTGGATTCAGTCACGCTCATCACTGACCTGATGGCACTGGACAGCCGTGACGACGAGCAGACTGCAACTGTTGCCCGCAACGTCGAGCATCTGCAGATCATGGTCGCCAAGGATTACTGGACTGCTGCTCAGGATCTTGCACCTCTGAACGCTGCCATCACCGCTGGTTCTTGATGCAACGCCCTGATCCGATGATCGCCGCGAAGCCTGGTGCGGAAGACGTCCAGGCTATGGCGGCTAGAACGCTGTGGCTCGAAGAGCTGTACTTCCTTGATGGTCGCGATCAAATTAGCCACCCTCAATATGGTCTGTTCACGGGTTTGGCTCTGAAGTATCAGAACTTGACTTCGACTGACGGTATCTGATGGCTAAGTCACTTAGCGGACAAAATTTTGTCCCTAGCAAGCCGAAAAAGACACGTCAAGGTAATGGATCACATTCAAAACCGTCCCATGGACGGAAGAAGTATCGTGGCCAAGGAAAACGTTAATTCTCTTCCAAATGATCAAGCGTCTTGCTTTTGGTGCCATCGCTGGTGCTCTTGCCTTGGCCCCCCTGTCTGCACGCGCAGACGGCTTTTATCTGAATCCTGAGTGGAACGGTGCCTGGTCTGGTTCTGACTTTGGCGGTGCCGTTTTTGACGGTCACGTTGGCTATGAGTCAGGTGCCTTCTACATCCAGGGCGGCCCTTCTTGGCTCCAGCCTGATGCAGGTGACACCTCTGTCGGCTTCTCTGCCAAAACAGGTGTTTCTGCACCTGTGAATGAAAAGCTCGATGCTTACGGTGAAGTCTCCTTCGCCAAGTACGACGGCGATGATGCTGGTTATGGCCTTAAGGCTGGCGTCAAGTACAAATTCTGAGCTAGCTTGAGTCTGCAGAGACGCATACGCCCCTTCCTCGCCTCACACGGGAAGGGGTTTTTCTTTGGCAACCATCATGCAAAAGGTCTTTAACCTGCTCGGCGCACTGGGCTTTGTGATGTCTGGAACGATGGCTGTGATGGGCGTGGTGGCTTACACCCGCGTTCCATCAATGGTCAAAAATTACGCCAGCAATCTGAAGCTGGAGTTGACGAAGACGATTCTTGATCAGGTGCCCGTCCCAGAAATGCCTGAGATGCCAAAGCTGCCAACGGAGACAGGCCCTGCAATCACGTCACCATTTTAGTGTTGGCGGTTGGATCGTCGTCATGAGCTTCAGGTCCGAAGCCTTCAGCCTTGATTTTTGCCATATCAAGTTCTGGCGCGGGTGTTTCCGG